GCGGGCCCGCTTTCGTCATGGTGGGCGGGCCCGCTCGAGCCACCCCAAGGGAGAAGCCCATGTACACCAGCACGCCCTCCGGCTTCGACGAGCCCGGCACCTACGAAGTGCGCTGCGGCGAGGAAAAGACCAAGGTCAAGGCCGACTCCCTTGACTACAACGGCCCCAACGGTGACCTTCGCGCCCTCAAAGACGGCAAGGTGATCGCCACCTGGAACTGGTGGAACTCCGTCATCCGCGTAGGTGACTAGCCGTGAGCGTCATCTATGCCACCGTGGACGACCTCGGCAAGCCACCGTGGAACCTCGACATCGACCCTGACGTTGCGGAGAAGCTCATCGCCCGCGCGTCCCGGCTGGCACGCCAAGCAACCATCACAGCCCGGTACGACGTCGACGACAATGGCGCACCCACTGACGAGACCATCGCGGCCGCGTTCCGTGACGCGGTGTGCTCCCAGGTTGAAACCTGGACTGCGCTCGACATCGACCCCGCGAAGGGTGCCGCTGATGGTGGCAAAGCGGTCGCCGCGAAGAGTTTCGGCGGTGCGAGCATCCAGTATTCGACGTACGCGTCGACCGTGGAGGCGCGCGCACGCGCAGCAACCCAACTGTCCCTCGATGCGCACATCATCCTGGCCGAAGCTGGCCTCACCAACATGGGTGCCGTGGTGTCAGGATGACCGCCACCGAGTTCGACGAGTTCCGCATCCACACGGTCACCGTCAAGACCTATGACGGCGTCGCCGGCACTGGCGCCGTGTTCGCAGACCCCGTCACCTACAGCCCCACCACCGGTGACGGTGTTCTCGTCGACGACTCCCGCAAACTTGTCCGCAGCGAGGACGGCCGTGAAGTCATCTCCGAAGCGTCCATCTTCGACCCCGACGTCACACACGCCGCGACGTACACCGTTGACTCCCTCATCACCCTGCCTGGTGGCCGCGAAGCGACCGTCCTGCAGGTGAAGGTTCGTGAAGGCAGCAGCGACATTCCGTCGTTCATTGAGGTGGCGACAACGTGACCACATTCAACCCTGCCGATTTGGCCGCCCGTATGCGTGCCGCCGCTGTCGAAGGACTCACCCTCGCCGCGGAACGCGTCCGCGCCATCACGGTGCCCCGCACGCCCCTCGAGGAAGGTGACCTGCGGTCATCCCTCACAGTGATCCCCGCCGGCGACGACTTGCAGTCCGCCGTCGTCAGTGACGCCCCGTATGCCGTAACCCAGCACGAAGATCTGGACCTCCGTCACGACGACGGCGAAAACAAGTACCTCGAAAAGGCCACCGTCGACGCAATCCCCGAAGTGCAGGCCATCATGCAGGCCGCCGTCAACCGCCACATGCGAGGCTGACCATGGACTCTCAGCAGCTCGTCGACGCGATCGCCACCATCCTCGCCAGCGCCCACGAAGAGTGGGCGTGGCGACCTGACGGACCCGCATACACCGACAGTGAGGTTGCGGTCGTGTACGGCGCACTGCCGTCCGCACCCAACCGTGCGATCGGCATCACGCCCTACATTGCACGCGACGACCCCGCCACCGGTCTCGCGATCCGCAGGGTACAGCTGCGATTCCGTGGCAACCCTCGCAACCCCAACGGCGCCGACGCGCTCGCGGACGCCGCATTCACCACGCTCCAAGGACTCGCCCGGGTGGCGGGACTGAACCTGGTGACCAGAGAGTCATCCGCTCCTCTGGGCGCCGACCTGAACGACCGCCAGGAGCGGTCCGACAACTACCAGATCATCCTCGACAACCCGGAGGCAACCCCATGACCGCCACCACTCCAACGCTCCCGGCCGGGTCCACCCTCGGCCACTCCTTCGAGTTCGGGTGCGACGTGAACCTCGGCACGGCCGAGACCCCCAACTGGCAGCCGATCCGCCGCATGAGCGACTTCCAGCCCACCATCAACCCAGTGACGCAGGACGCCACCACGTACGACAACTTCGGCTCCCCGGACAACGACAAGACCGGTGAGACGTGGACCGCAGCGTTCAGCGTGCTCATCAACCGTTCCGTGTCCACGGGCGCGTACACGCCCGAGGTCGAAGCGATCCTGGCGTGCACCAAGCCCACCGCGAAGGGCTCCGCCGCGGTGCTGCACATCCGCTACTACCACAAGCCCGAGTCTGGCACCCCGAACCCCGACGACGCGTACGAAGGTTTTGCCACCGTCGGTGTGCAGCGCGCCAACATCGGCAACGACGGTGTCGAGAAGATCAACGTCACCCTCACCGGTAAGGGGCCCCGCAGCGAGATCAGCAACCCGTTCGCCGGTTGGGACGACCCGGTCGTGCCGTCCATCACTGGCGCGACGCCCTCGGGTGCTGGCGAGGACGACATGGTCACCATCACCGGTGCGCACTTCACCGGTGCGACCGTCGTCAAGTTCGGTGCATCGAACGCGACCGCGTTCACCGTCGTGTCCGACTCGACGATCGTCGCGACCCTGCCCGCAGGTTCCGCCGGCGCGGCGAACATCAAGGTCACGAACGCGACCGGCGAGTCCTCCGCGTTCACGTACACGCGCGCAGAGTAGGCGGCGATGGCGACAGTCGACTTTGCCGACTGGGTCGCCGACGACCTGCGCATCCCGCTGGGCGGCAAAACCTACGAGGTTCAGCCGCCCAGCGTGGCGCAGGCCAAGGTGATCCTCGCCTGCGCCGTCCAGTCCGAGGTCCGTCTCGGCCTCACGAAACGTGAGCTGGATGACGGCACAAAGGACATCCTCGCCGAGCTCGAGCAGACGCCTCTCGGAGAGGTCAGCCTCGGCAAGGACGTGTACGACGAGATGGTCACTGACGGTGTCCCTGCCGTCACCATCAACCGTGTCGCCCTCTACGCGGTCTGGTTCTGGGCGTACGGCAAGAAACTCGCAGACGCATTCGCGGCCCTCATGTGGACCGAGCACGACGACGAGCCCGAAGGTGCTGATGACTCGGGGGAAGCGCCAGGCCGGTAACGATCGAGGAGTGGGCCCAATACGGCATCGGTGAACCCGACGCCGACGGCATCTACCCCGACTATCGGATCCCGGCCAACCTCAAACCAGACGTCCCGACACCCGCCAACGACGATGACGGGTTCGTTGTGCGCTTGGCCGACTTCGCAGCCCACTGGGACCTCGTGATCCGAGACCTTGCCGACACGTACGGCATCGACCTGTACGACCCCACGGTCCTCGCCCGCCCATGGCCCGGTATCCGCATCCTCATGTGGGGCCTCATCCATGAACCATCGCGGCTACTGCGCGCCCTCACGAAGGAGATGAACGATGACGCTGATCGCAGCTGAAATCGCGTCGCTGTTCACCGCGGACATCTCCCAGTTTGAGCAGGCGGCCGCGAAGGTCACCACCAAGCAGCGGGAGATCGACGGCAAGACCTCCAAAGTCAAGGTCGACGCTGACACTAAGGGCGCCGTCGACGACATCAACAAGGTCGTCGACGCGTCGAAGAAAGTCGTCGACAAGAAGTACGTCGCGAAACTCGACACCGATATCGAGCGTGCCGAATTCCGCCTGCGCAACTTCAAGTCTCAACTGGAGTACCTCGACCGTCAAGAAGCCACCCCTGAGGTGCAGGCCGACACTGTCAAAGCGAAGAGGCGCATCGAGGAGATCGAGAAGGAACTCGAGAAGCTGCGGTACTCGCGGAACGCCGTCATGATCGAGGCCGACACGTCGCCCGCCGAGGAAGCGATCGACCAGTTCCAGTACGCGACACGACGCGCTGGCGGTGAAGGTGGCCGCGCATTCCTCGGCGGCTTCACCGGCGCGCTGCTGTACCAGCCCATCGCTGGCGCCGTCGTAGGCCTCGCGCAGGGTGTCGCCGATGGCTTCAACGACGCCGTCGACGCTGCACTCGCCGTCGAGAAGCGCTCCGACGTGCTCATGGCGAGGACCGGGCTAGACCCCATCACCGTGGGTCGTATCGCGACCGCCGCCGGCGAGGCGTATGCCAACAACTGGGGTGAGTCCATCGAAGCGAACATGGACACCGCGCGCCGCGCCCTGCAAGCCGGCCTGCTCGACCCTGACGGCACAAAGCGCGCCACCCAGTCGATCATCGAATCGCTCGCCGGCGTCGCGGACATCCTCGAGCAGGACGTGTCCCGTGTCGCACGCTCCGCGACGCAGCTGATCAAGAACGGCCTCGCTGACTCCGCCGATGAAGCGTTCGACATTCTCGTGAAGGGCCAGCAGGCCGGTCTTGACGTGTCAGAGGACTGGCTGGACACTCTCGACGAGTACTCCACGAAGTTTCGTGACCTCGGATTGACAGCACCCCAAGCTCTTGGCTTGATGCGTCAAGCCACGGCCGCGGGTGCTCGCGACACGGACAAAGCCGCGGACGCCCTCAAAGAGTTCGCCATCCGCGCGATCGACGGATCGAAACTCACTGCTGAGGGCTACAAGGGCCTCGGGTTGAACGCGTCGAAGATGCAGGACCAGGTGGCGAAGGGCGGGAAGGCTGCAGCGGAAGGCCTTGGTGTCGTCCTGGACAAGCTGCGCGAAATTGAGGACCCGGCGAAGCGGGACGCGATCGCCGTCGCCCTGTTCGGCACTCAAGCAGAAGACCTTGGCGACGCCCTGTACGCCATGGACCTCGGCACTGCTGTGAAGGAACTCGGCGAAGTCGAAGGTGCTGCACGCACCGCACTCGACGCGCTCGGTGACAATGCTGCAGCGGACCTCGAGACAGCACGACGCAACATCGAGCTCGCGGCCGACGGCATCGCCGGCGCCCTTGCCCAGGCGTTCGGACCTGAGATCGAAGGGCTGTCCGACTGGGTGACCAGCCACCGTGCCGAGATCCTCAGGTTCCTTGCCGAGTTCGTCAACGGCGCCATCCAAATCGGACGCGCCCTGGTGGAGGCGTCAGCTGCCGGCATCGAAGGCTTCGGCACCATGATCGACACCGTTGGTCCCCCCATCTTGGGCTTCATCGAGGACGTCATCACCGGCTACGCGGCCGTTGCTACCGCCGCTGATCCGACCGGCGTACTTGGGATCCGTGACGGTGCCCGGGAGGCGCTGGAGAACTTCCGCGAGTTCAAGTCCGACACCGAGGACACGTTCACGAGCATCCGCGAGAACACATCGAACACGGCCGAATGGATGCGCACCAACCTCATCGAGAACACCCTCGACCCGCTGCAGGACAAGTTCAACGAGGTCGCAGGAGCAGCCTTCGACCAGGCGAAAGTCCACGACTCTGCGGTCAAGGTCGCGAACGAAATCGACAAGATCGGTGTCGCGGCTGACGGGTCCGTGCAGGGCATCGACGCCGTCAACGGCAAACTTGACCTGACATCGCGGGTTGGGCAGGAAGCGCAGGCTCGGATCCGCGCCATCGTCGACGGAATGCGTGAGCAGGCTGTCGCTGGTGTGAACGCCGGCGAGGGTGCGGACGCGTTGCGTGAGGCGCTCGACTTGTCGCGCGACGCGCTCGTCGACCAGCTCGTCGAGATGGGTTTGTCGAAGCAGGAAGCGAAGGACCTGGCGGACGCCTATGGGGCGATCCCAGAGGACATCACCACCACCGCGATCTTCGACGACATGGCGGCACGCGCCAAGATCAACGCTTTCAAAGCGCTGCTCACTGACGCCCAGTGGGACGCATACTCGCAGGCAAGGACCGCGAATACTGGCGTCGTTGGCAATCACGGCACCAAGACGCCCGTGCCGGGAGGCATGAAGTTCATGGCCGCTGGCGGGCTCCTCGCGCCCCTCGCGACAATGGTGCCGCCAGGTACGTTCCGGGTCGTGGGTGACCGGATGGACGTCCCTGAGGCGTACATCCCGATGGATGGGTCCGCGCGGTCGATCGCTCTGCTGATGGAGGCTGCACGACGCATGCCTGGATTCAAGGGGTTCGCGTCGGGCGGGATCGCGGACCCTGTGGTTGTGAAGGTGCCAGTGACGCAGCGCAACAGCGCGAACTACCACTTCCACATTTCACGGTTCGACGGCAGCCTCGACCAGCTCGAGCGCGAAGCAAAGACGCGCGCACTAGAGGGGCAGTGATGGAACCTGCATTCGAGTACTCACTGAAGCTGTCAACCGCTGGCGAGACGGACCTCGAGCTCAACGACCATGTCGCCTTCGAGGTCGTGGTGCCTCCACGCGTGGGCCAGGAGTGGCGGACGGAGTTTGAGGAAGGCCCGTTCCAGGAGGGTGCCGCCCAGACGGGCCGCATCAAGGGCCAAGTGACCGGCAGTTTCCGCGTGCGGGTCCTCGGCTCTGACTGGGTGACGCAGGCCGCCAACGCGGCCACCCTGATGCAGGCGTTCGAGCAGTGGCTGTTCACCATGACGGAAACCAAAGCCGACGTCGTCACGACATTCCCGCGGGTCAGTGTCGAAGCAGCGTTGCCACGTGGCGCGACCGACGAGTCGTACGAGGTGAACAACACTGCGTACCGCATCGAGGAGGGCGTCGAAGAGTACGTCGTGACGTTCCGCTGCGACCCCACCACTCAGACGCTGCCTGAAGAGGAGCCGGAGCCGTGATCGCTGACGCATACAAGGGCGCCGCGCTGCGCGCCATGCTCGACATCGTCGGCACCCCCTACGGGGCGTGGCTCGATGACGAACTCGCAGTCGTCGCCTACACCGGTGTCGCGATCGACCCTGACGCGTTCGAACCGGACGGCACGACCTGTGTCAACACTGAAGAGGTTGATGGTGGTGTCGCACCCGCGACGCCGGCAATCATCGAGTACTTCGCGATCGTTGACAGTCCCGAAGGTGACGTTGTCATGGCCGGCCCGGTGACACTGCCGGAGGGTGTCGAGGAAGGTGACCCGCTCGTCGCAGCACCTGAGGCGATCGTGCTCGCGTTCACGGAGGAGTAATGACTGCGCTGGATCTTGGCGCCGCCACGCGCGTCCTCACTCCGCCGAGCTCGTCGTTCTCGAGCGTCACCTTTGGGGACGTTGATCTCGAGCCGGGATCCTCGCCACATCCCGTGTCGACGGTGGGCGCGCTCGACGCGATCCCCCGCTCGACCGGTGACGGCGCGTCGACGCTAGTCTCTGACGCGAACGTTGGCGTGACGGGCGACTGGGCGCTTTTCGTCGCCATCGCCAACGCGTCAGCAGCTGACGGCTGGCCCCTCGTTGTGCTCAGCGACACGAACTCTGGCTTCATCAACCTCTCAGCGGCGAGCCTCAACGTGTGCAACGTTGGAGGCCAGTCCCTCGTCACTGGCCCGCCG